AGGCCATTTGCAAACTTTTTAAACCATCACGATTATCATCACTGATTGCGTTGTGGTATTGCAACTCTTAACAGCCTTTTCCAAGCAATTAACGCTGTTGGAATATAGAGATTACTCTCTATACTGTGCTTACTTACACCATTTCGTTCTACATTAACTACTGCATTAGGCATCATATTAGTTACTAGATATTGAACTACCCTAGCAAGTTCTATATTAGAAATTGTATTACATTTCAAATCGGCAAATACTCTAGTTGTCTTAGAGTCTATACAAGTAATACAAGAACTATCTTTAGATACACCACCAGATGGATCGACACCAATAATTGGTGGGTATTTAGGAACTAAGTTAGACTTAAGTGGAATCTCTTCATAAATATTGAATTGATATTTACCGAATATAAGAAGTGTCTTCTTAGGTTCTTTACAATACTTACGAATGCCATCTAATTCATCTTTAGTGAATGGGTTATTTTCAGATTCGTCAGACCATTCAAGAAGAATTTCACGACGGATAAGAGGCCAATCCCATTCCAAATCTTTACATTGTTTTTCAAACCATTCTTCAGTATAACCAAGTTGTTGGTAAGTAAATTGAATATGAACAAATGTAGAGAGTTTATTAGCATCAATGATTTCTCTTAATTGAGGATAAGTAAGATCATACCATTGTTCACTGAACTTAGAAGCATTGTTTAATACTGTATAAGCATACTTGCCTTCATCATTGGTTAAGAAGCCAGGAGTTGTAGTATATACTACACCAAAAGGAACATTGTTTTGTTTAGCAATTTCAATGGCCTTACTCATCGCTGGTCTCATATTACCATAGATAGTTTTCATGAATGGAATAAATGCAAATTCGTCAGCCCATAAGAGAGGGAATGTTTGACCCCGAAGCAAGTTAGCAGCTGCTAATTCATTTCTTGCTTTAGCGTAGGTCTTGATATTATTTCTATTAATAGCATTTTCCATATAGACTTGAGTACTTTGAACTTGTTTCTTACGAGTACCATCCATAGTAAACTTAGAGTCAAATCTAAGATAAGATGGAAGTAAGTCACGTATTGCTCTAATACGAGATAAGTTCAAGCGGCAGTCTTTAGCTTCTTTGTTAAGAAGAGAAATTTGTGTATTTTGAGTTCTAAAGTTATAGATATAAGTATATAGAACAGCCGTACCAATAGTTTTACCTGTCTGACGAGGTTGTAGTAATAGACAGTCAAAGTTCATGATTGCCATGTATAAGAATGCCATATTACCACGGTTTAATATAAACTTAGACGGTTCGCCAGATGATGGGATACGAACTACTTCTCGAAGATAATACCAGAAGTTATTTCTTACTTCGGCCAGTACCTTCATTTTATATAAAGTACTCAGATTTGGATCGTGTGGATCTATATTTGCAAGATCTGGATCTAATAAAGCCAGCATAAATCTATGGTTTTTAACACCAATAGATTTAAGATAGTTACTCATTTCGATGAAGGATTTATTAGTAGTAGATCTTTGATAATATACCTTCTGACCCTGATTCTCCATCATAGTTGGAGCATCATAAATCATATTTTGATTAGGCATGATTAAGCAATAACCCTCCTTTGTAAATGTAATCTAAAAGCAGATTATTATGTAAATGTCGCAGTTTATAAAAGTAGATTTAATCGTATACTATAATAATGAGATATGTTTATATTATAGGAGGATTATGATGGAGAATATTTATTTACAATTAATAGATAATGCATATAGGGATATATTGTCTCATATATTTGGTGCAGATAATACTATGCTTAATACATATCATACTTTATTTTTAGTGATATTTCTAATTGTATTTGCTAATAAAGGGATGGCTTTTCTATTGAGAAGGCATCATATTATAAGCAAAATAATTTCATATATTTTATATTTTTTAGTCATCATAATAGATCTAAGTCTATTAATAGGAGTTTAGAATGTGTGAATCATTATATACAAAGAGCTGCGTGTTTGCAATAAAGGCATTTAATTATTTAAATACAAGAGTTAATAGAACACGAATACCATTCTTTCAATTAGAAACAGCTCCTAATACTAATACAGTAGGTCATGTAGTAAATGGTACTATGACTCTAAATATTCATAATATATTGGAGTTAGCAAAAACCTTTGATAAATATGATTGGGCAAATATTAGAGGGTTGATTTTAATTACTATAATTCATGAGTTATCCCATATTAATCAAAATATAGATTATAATAGATTTTCTAAAGATGAAGCATATCATCAAAAAATAGAATTAGAGAATCATTATAATGCATTGAATTTTATGCTCAATAGAGAGGAAGAATTACATAATCTTTTCGGAGATTATTCTGATGATATTTGTCTTGATCTGGAGTTAACTCAAAAATGTTTAGAAAACCCTCAATTAAAGAATTCTTATAAGTTAAGAAACACAGATGATGTAGCAATAGTATCTTTGTTAAACATGTTTACTGGATTGAAGAAATCTGATAGAGTAAAAGTAGAAGAATGCCTAATAAATTCTAATCAGGTATTCGTGACTTATAAAGATAATGGTGATAATTCTTCATACAAGTATAGTGAGATAGTTAAAGATATAAAAGGTATATGGTATACTTATAAGATATTTAATATCATTAAGTTCATATTTACATTACCAGCATATAGAGTAAATATAGTATTAGAGGATAATACAGATCTCTATATAAACTTGACTAGAAATGATAATGGACAATTATCAGAATCTGCTGGTCAGTTTGTAGCAAATATAGTTACACAATAAAATCAGGGTATAGGCTATTATGCCTATACCCTATATCTTTTTAAGCATGTGTATTTTCTTTTTTTAAATTGATAAATAATTCACACCAATTCTCTAGTGTAAGATCTACTAATTCGAATACGTCTTCTTTTTTATACTCATCATTTGAGAAATTATAATCTTTATCAATATATTCTAATACGGATTCATAAATTCTATCAAATAATTTCTTATATAGATCTTGATCTATAGACTCTTTATCACCTTCAAATAAAACAGTCGAATAGAAATTTTTGAAATCTTTTGTATCCATAAAAGAAGATATTGATTTTCCATCTAGATTACCATAAACATTTTTTAATCTTTTTAAACCATTATCATCTAAACTAAGATTTCTATCTTGGTATTCAAAATAGATAGTAAAGATATAAAATAATGTAGCTCTAATAACTTCATTTACAAAATGATCATAATGTCTATTTTTAACTTTATCATGCATCGTAACGCTGCATTGATCAAATAATCTACAAGCAATTCTATTTCTAATAGATATACAATTTGTAATTGTCTTCTTATAAAGTAATCTTGTTACTTTACAAGTATTTACTGTATATTTAAATTCTTCTTTAAAATATTTTATTCCTTTTTTAGTATGGTTACCAATCAATGCATAGTATGTAAATATCGATATAACACAAATGACATACACAGTTGAAACCATAAATAAGTCAACACCAGATACAGGAACTGGATCCAGACCAATTGCATAGAAATAGTGGTCTAAAACATATGGAGTGATTGCTCCAAGAATAATTGTAATAAGAAGCATTGAAAGAAAAGTTGCTTGCAATCTCCATCTATACATAAGATGGGATAATATGATATTGGTTAAGTCTTTTTTTAGTTTTAAGCTAATTATAATATCTTTCATAGTATAGTCTATCCTTGTATAAGATTCTTTACTCTCCGTTTTAAGAAATCTTGTACATAGCTATAGAATTCTTCCTCTTCAAACATACTAGGGATATTATCGCTTGCGGAATATTTCATTAAGAAGATTTTTTCATAGGTCGATCTAAAATGAGCTCTATCAAAAAGATTATATCTATCGTCTCTATCCTTTCTATCTATACCTAAGATATAATCGAATAGGCTATTATATATACTATTTGAGAGCATTACATTTTCAAATTTATCATTTACCTCTTGATCATCATCAGATTTACGTCTGATCATACAATGTTTTCTTAACATGCCAATTCCAGGCGATAATAAATATACTTTGTCTGGGAAAACATTTAACCCACAGTAGTATGAAGAAAATTCATCTATATCTAAGAACAATTTTCTAAAAGGTACGCCTAAATCTTTGTACCCAGATTTGGCACAATTTATTGGTTGAGTTAGGCATATGTGTCTAATAGCAGAATCAAATATATTACCTTTGTTCATAATATTATATACCAAAGTGGATAGTAACCATCTGTCAAGAATAATAATAATCTTTTCATTCTCCAACTTAGGAGCGATGATATTGTTAAAAGTATCCTTCATATTTAGGATCATCAAACTTTGAAGAATATCTGTAGGATAATTTTCAATGGTTAAAAGCTCTCTGATCTTTTTATATATCTCGCTACCATCATTATATGGAAGAGATAAAGTCATAGCAGTATAACCATCGAATTCTTCAGGATGATCGTTTATATAATCAGAAAACTTTTTACATGTCGTAGTCTTACCAGAACCATCAGTTCCCTCTACAACAATCAGTTTGCCTAAATGATTATTATTATTTGAAAACATATGTATCCTCCTTTGGATATTATTAAAGTGTTGTTTTAAATTACCACAAGAATAAAGAGTATACCAGTAAAGGTATACTCTTTTGTCTTTGTATGTGTTAGAAATAATCAGCAACGCCATTCAAGATTTCATTTTGAATAGCTTCTTCCAAGGATAATACGATTCTGTCGCCATTTTTCAATTTCATAGAAACAGTGCGACCATCTTCATTCAAATTGATTCCATTATATAAGCAATCAAATGTTTCTAGTACTGTTTTAATATTAGCAGATTCAGAAATCAAGAAAGAGTTAATTTGAGATTGAGTAAGAGGTACCAAGATCTCAGTAGATTCTGCTAGGTTACCATATTTAGCGATATTATTAATTTCATCATTACGACGGAATAATTCAGAAGTAGGATTGATCTTATAATACTTCATATCACCATATTGACCAACAGATTCTGTTGTTACGATAGAAGTAGTATATGCTTTAGAATGGGAAGGGAAATATACACGGTCATAAGTAATGATTTGCATACCCTTTACAGTCATTCTACCACTTTCATTTGCCAAGGAACCAACAGCTCTAAGAGAGAAAGAAGGTTTTTGACCGTCTCTTAAATCGTCATTAAAAGATCTACCGAGGTCATTATTAGTACCACGGAAATGAGCTTTTACAAAATTACCATCCATCCAAAGTTTAGTATACCATACTTGTTCTAAAGTTGGATCGATTTTACTTTGACGTGCAAGAGTTGCATCAGATGGATGCCCTGCTTCACCTTTAAAGTTACCAGTTTCTACTAATTCTTTTGTTCTAGGAGAGTTAATACCTTTTTCTAATTCGTCGGTTGGATAGTATCTTCTATTTCGGTTAACTTCATCGCCTTCTTGAAGAATACCTTCAGCAATGATAAATCCATTTTTATTAACTTCTTTTACTGTAAATTCTACATTGGCTCTAGTTTCTTCACAGATAATAGTGCCCACAAGATTATTTGTATCCAATTATTTTTCACCTACTCTTTAATTCATTATGTATAGAAATTATCTATATGTTTCCCAATACGATATTAGCAGTAAGATAAGAGTAGATCTTTAGTGATCTACTCTGTATCTATTTATTTTTTGTATTGTTTATTTTCTTTTTTAGGAGAAGCTTCAGAATTTTCTACTTTTACAGAACCGTTAACGTCTGCTTGTTCTAAAGAACTTTTTTCTTCTTTTACTTCTTCTTTAACTTCAGGTTTTACAGTTTCTACAGGTTTACGATCTGTAACTGTTTCTACAACAGGTTCAGAATATTCTTCTGTAATAGCTTTGGCTGTTTGAATATTAGGCAATTTAGATGGGCCATTGTAAGTATTGTAGTTATCAAACCCTAGTGGAACTGTTACACCACCAGCTAATACCTCTTCAACCTTTGCTTTGAATTCTAAACAAATAGCAATATCTTCATCACGAAGAACTACTAGATTACAAGTGCCTGTGAAGCGAACTCCATTAATAGAGAAAGCTTTATCACAATGCACGTTTACTAATTTTTTAACCATTTGATATTACCCTCCTAAGGTAGATGATAGAATTAGATTATTAATTAATCGTCATCCCCATCATAAGTGTAAATTGAACTGGTATTATTTCATAAAGACACGCATGTCAATTCTAAAATTATTTAAGTTTGTAGATTGCTGACCAAACCATTCAATCAAATCCAATATATTATCTGGAGTTTTATTTGATTCAATATCGCGCTTAATATATCTATACATTGCCTTTAATTTACTAGTACCTTTAATAATTATAGGATATTCGCAAAGTTCTGGATGAACAGTAAAAGCTGGATATAGATCTACTCCTTCTAATACCATTTTATGAGATTTAGTCATACAAAATTCTACAATCTTAATACGCCACTGTCTTCTCTCAATGATAAGTTTTTTCTTTTCAGGAGTTAATGGTTTTTCACCTTCAGCAAATACTTTTAAATATTTATCCATAAATTTTATATATTTTGGGTTAGACTTGATGAATTCATAAAAGGTCTTATAATTCTTTTTACAATAATCTATCAACCAATCTATATCTGGAGGATATAAAATTGCGTCAAGATTTAAAAGTTCAGCTTTATGTTTTTTAGACAATTCAAATGACAATGTAGTTTTACCAGAAGCCGCATATCCTACAATAAAACATATATTATATTTTCTTCCAGGTTTGAATCTATCAAAATTTATGTATAGATCATCGTCATCAAAAAATAATGCATGATCTATTTCAGATTTGAATAAACTCATGATTATTAATCGTCATCCTCATCATCTTCGTCGTCTTCGTCGTCCTCATCATCATCTTCGTCGTCTTCGTCGTCCTCATCATCATCTTCGTCTTCATCATCTTTATCATCAGAGTCGTCGTCATCAGAATCCTCATCGTCTTCTTCATCGTCGTCCTCATCATCATCTTCGTCTTCTTCTTCATCGAAGTCATCATCTTCGTCGTCATCGTCTTCTTCGTCTTCATGATCGTCGACTTCTTCAGAATCATCTGTATCAGATTTTTTATCATCTACGATATCAACCAAGATTGTATCACCAGCATAATCGCCTTTAAGAATTTCTTCTTCAGCTTCTGTTTCTTCATCAATGATAGCATCGATTACAGACATAACAGCATCTTCGTGCAAGTCTTCATCGAATTTACCTTCTACCATAAGATCTACGTTTAGGTTTTCTAAAGCCATTTCAATACCTCGCTTATTAATTATTCATCAAAATTAGTAATAGGTTGTGGGAAGATCATATTTTGATCTTCATCATATTCTTGGGCTTCTTCATCCCAACCACACATAAAATCAATGGTAGAGCCATCAATATCATTATCACCAATCATCATATTTTCTAAAAGATCTTTTTTAATATCTTCTACAATGATTTCATCTACAGGTCTAGACATTAGTATCCTCCTATAATATTCTTCTTTAATCCATTACTACTAATGTAGGAATTATCAATTATTTGCCTTCCATATATGTTTTCCCACCACAAGTGTTATCGTCTAAGTATTTTTGGTACTCAGTACTATTAGTAGGATTTACATTGCTATTGGATTGTAATCCGTTTATATAAGATCTAAGCATGAATAAGATCATAGGAATTTCATAATATAGATCTTTTGTAAAGTAATAATCTTTAGATTCTAGACTTTCTAGATCCTCAATATTTAAATTGAATGGGTCGGCAGTCTTATTCATATAATTGATAATAATATTTTTATAGAAGTCTTTCTTATCTTCTGTATAAGGTCTATTATTAACAATTCTGTCAAATAGATCCATATCAATCCAGTTAATAGGGTCTGCATTGAATTTATTTCTAAGATTAATAGATAATTCCCAATATTCTTCCATACGATCTACTAATAAACTATTAGGATCATGAACAGGTACTGGATAACAGCTATTCAAATGAAGTTTATGATCTACGTTTTCTATATCTCTAAACAAAGTTCTAGAGTATTCAATAGCAAATGTATCTGGTTTATGAACTGCTTGAGAGATATATAAATAGAAATCATCACTTTCCGAGAAGATACCATTTCTAATTAAGAACTCTATCAAATAAGGATCATAGATAAACATTCCTAGATAGCTATATACAAAGGTTTGAATATTGCCTTTATAGAATAGATTGATATAGAAAGATTTGAGCATAGTATATGCATCTCTAACTCTATCTAATAATTGAGCATCGCTAGATAGCAATACTGGAGATAGGTTAGTACCAACATTGCCAGGCATATACTCAAACTCATTTACTAGTAATTTACCATTTAGGAATCCATAAGATCTTTCGCTAGAAGTTTCTAGATTATATTTAATCTTATAGAAGTTAGCACCAGATTCTAATGTATCTGGAGAGCAAGAGTTTACTCTAAATAAAAGAGTATTATCTCTAAGATAAGTGATCATAAAATAATCGTCAACACATGGTATGATTGTATTAGGTAAGATGATAGCTTCGCCTTCAATAGGAGATTCAGGACCAAATTCCCCTCTTTGAAGATCTATCATCATTCTTTCAACACCATAAATTTGGAAGTTCTTAATTTTATTATATCTTAGAGGAGTATTTTCGCCTAGTTGATGATATACTTCTTTATCACCTTGATCTAGGGTTGATTGCTTATCATTTATATTCCAATAAGTTACTGTAGTTGGTTTCTTATCGGTAAATAAATAATAGGGGTTATTTGCTAAACGATTCTGTAAACCTGTTACCAAGCTTTCGGTAGTTTTTCTATAATTCGTATTAGTAAAACTTCCCATATTAGGTTTCACCTCCATTAAGTAATTATAAGATTATATTGATGTGAACTGATAGGCATTTAAACAAAAAAAAATAACGGAATCCCATAATAGGATTCCGTCTATATATTATATCATTTCGCTAATATTTTCAATATATGATGAGATTACCAATTTAGAATCTTCTCTCAATTCATCAATAGATTTGTTTTCATCTAGAAGTATACCACAATTCTTAGTATACTGATCATATAGTTTATACAGTTTCGTCTTTTTATCTACCCAAGAAGTTATTCCTTTTTCTTTAGAGTTCTCTTCAATTAGATTTTTGGCTTTACCAGTTATACTAAATAAAGCAGCAGAAGTTAAGCGAGCTATATTATGCTTTTTCTCTGCATCACTTTTAAAAGTACGCATAGGATTTTACCTCCATATCTTTTAAAGAAATATCTATTCTTTAAATCAGTAATATCTTTCTTTTGCAATTATTAGAAATTAGTCTAGATAGTCATAAAAAATAATGATAGGGTAAACAAATATATAGTATAGAGTGTGTATATGTAATAAAATATATTTTCTACACTTTGTTTAGCCTGCTAACCTACACAATTTTTCTGGCTTGAAATTGTTTGGTTAACCTCTTAAAAATTATAAACAAAAACTCTTTTTATTTATTTTCTATAACTATACTAACGGCATGAGAAAATACTTATCTTGTTTTAAAAATTATTTACAGCTTTCCTTTCTTGTAAATAAGATATAACACTACTAATACGACTGCTTTTAATAATAGTTACATATACTCTCTATACTACTCTCTTTCTAGACGTAATATACTCATAACAGTTTGGGATAAGGTCTTAGACCTTATCCCACTCTTATTGTGTAAAGTCTTATCCAAATGTCACTGAGTCTTAGTTATATACTTTGAATCCAGGGTGATTAACTCCTTTGAGTTTATTAGTGATAGGATTAGAATAATCCTTATCAGGATCAAAGTCTGGAACGTTATTAATTGGAGTAGATGTGGGTTCTTGTTTTTCTTCAGGAACATAGTCCTTTCTACATCTATTATTCAATTTGATTACTTCCTTTTTAATACGACGGGCTGGATCGATTCCTAATTGAATAAAGATATCGGCCATTAGATTCAATATGAAAGATGATCTAACAAATCCATCTCTATGGGCTGCAAGCCTCCAGTTATGATAATTTCGTTCTTCTTCCCAATTAGGCAATTCTAAAGAATCGAAATCAACTCTATCTCCATAGTTCTCAAAGATATATTGTAAAGGTTCTTTTTCTTTAGCTACATCTTTTTCTAATTTAGGAAAATGAATGATATTCGTATTTTCAGGATCTGGTTTAGCAATAGTTAGAGTTTCATAAGCATATTTCAACTTATTAAAATATAACTCATTTGCTAAATCTAAATTGTAAGTATTGAAGATCATGATTTCTTTAGGCTTAGCATCTAGAGTAGTTACATTAAAGAAGATGTAATTCGTTCTTTCATAGCTGAATGGAACTACTAAGACTCCAATGAAATATTTGTATTTATACTTTTTAAATACATGGCGATTATAATGCAATAATCTGATATCTCTTCTTCCACTTTCTCTTGTACGAGCTAAGAATGGAAATCTTACATCTTCTGGAACTTCTTTCAAATCAGAGAATTTCATAGTGGATTCATAGTTGTATGTCACACTAGAGAAATCGTGATTTTGAATATAGATTTCGAACTCTTTCAATTCTATTCCTCCTTAATTCTAGCATAGCTTATATACATATTCACTTATCTTATCTTTTGATACACCGAAGTCTTTTTCACCTTCCATCATATTCACATGAACATAGACTGGTATACCGATTCTACTCATCTTATATTTAATACCTTTTAACACATAATCCTCTATATCGTTATCTATATAAATATGAAAGGTTACATCTATAAGACTTTGTGTGGTAACGAAATACTTAATAAGGCTTATGTATGTATTACCACCTATAGCTGCATAGATATTATTGGTCCTATTAGCACCTCTTAAGTTATAGAATACAGATAAGATATCGAATGTACCTTCTGCTATATGGATATCTATATGATCATAGATATTACAAACTGATGGGATAATATAATATCCGCTTCCTTCTCCATCTGAGATAGTATATTTTATATATCTACTATCTAGAGATTTATGAACTTTCTTTCTAGCTTCATCATTCATAAGATTTCTAAATATAATAGCTGAGTTGTTGTTATTCAAGAATCCTATGAATACGTTATTGATAGTATCTGCAATTTGTTTTGATCTTGTTATTTTATTGAATTTATTGTAATTTAAGAATTCATATAAGCTTAAGATTATTTTACAAGATGCTAAATCTTCATAAGCAAGATTTAATCCAAGTCTTTTATTAAGATAACTCAATTTATATGCTGAAATTTTATTATCTTGTGGAATTGGTACTTGTAAATTCAATTTGCCTTGTCTATTTAAACGATACCTGCTTAAATTAGACACTCTCTTATTGTTAGATTCGATCTCAGATAATAATTCTGAGTCTATGATGTCGCCACGTCCACTAAAGTCTTCTAGGACCTCTTTTGTTAAAATACCTCTATGATTAATATTTCTAAAACAATTAAACATTGGAGGTTTTCCATCAAGACCTAGAGAGATATACATATGATGGCCTGTATCGGTCATACCTTCTCTATTACATAATGGACAATTTATAGTTCCGTCTCTTGTAGCCGATGCATCTTTAGAATCAGGGAACAGCAAATGAAGCTGTTCCCTTAGTTTGTCTGATAATTGGGTATTGATTAGATCTTTATTCTCCATTGCTGTTCACCTTCTTTCATTATTAAAGTATATGAATCAGATTAGCATTACAAATCTACATACTTCTTCTGATACAATATCTGGAATTACATTAATTGGTCTACCATTATTTTCTGGATTATGATAGTCTATAGTTTGGAATTCAGATGATAAGATTTGAGCAATAAGCATTAAGATTACATCATGCTCAATCTTAGGATTATTATACTTCTCATGAATCATTGGGAAGTATTTAGATGCTTCAATCTTTTGTAGTTCTTTCTTGTTGATATTCTTTCTAGTAACAACACGAACTACTTTACCACCAACCATATAAGGTAATTGGCATAGCTTATAAGATTCTAATAATCTTCTAGCAGCAATGATTAGAATGATATATTGTCTTACATTCATAATCTTAATAGATTGAGGATCATCAAACTCTTTAGCAAAGAGATAAGTTACAAGAGTCTTTTGTAAAGAGTTTACTATGAGTTTACCATCTTCATCACAAAGTTGATTGTAATAGAATTTGATTTCTTCTTCATCAAATGGTCCATATTTCAACTCAATACGTTGCATAGTAGTTTCGCAATTTACTTGAGTTTGAATAAGAATAGCTTCATTGATCTTAGCAGCATGTGCTTCGAATTTATCACATTCTGAGTTATTATCATCATCTCTATTTGAAGATGATAACATTACAAAGCCGTATTCATAAGGTACATCTGTAACCTTAAATCTGATATCTCTATTGATGGCATTGTAGTTGAAGTGAATGATATTCTTATTATAGGTATATTTAGGAATGATTTGCATAATGATATTTTCTACTGTCTCAATGGAATGAGTAGTAGTATTTCTACCACGGATAGTTTGCATTTCCCATAATACACCATTGTTTAATGTATTCTTAGTTACATTACTTGATGCTGTTTCATATAACTTAGAAGACAAGTTAACCCCATATGTTTTAGAAGCTGCTTGGAATAATAAGTCGAATGCTTTAAGCAATACTGTTTTAATATCTTGAGGATCAATCTTCTTCTTCTCAATGAAATGAGTTAGAAGAGGGATCATCATATTCTGCATAACAGAAATCTTAAGCATGATTTTTGCATGGAAGTCGGAATATTCTAATACTGGAGATTTAGCATTCTTATATGCTTCCAAGTCATCAATAGAATATTGCTCCATATTCATTTGATCCAAATGATAATTCAAATAAGCAGCCATAGAAGAACCATTAGGATTGATAAAGTATTTCCATAAGTCATTCAAGAACATATCAAGGCTATAGTCATCAGTATTCACGTCGATCATATATTTGATCTTTGCATATAATGCTACTAGTCTATGCTCTTTGTCATAATACTTTTCAAAGTAGTTTAGGTAATTAGTACAATGATCTCTAAATCCAATTGCAATAGTTCCATCTTCTTTTACTTTTGAGTCACTATTGTAACAGCGTTTTGCTTTAATGGAAAAATAATCAATCATCATATTAGCTTCACAATCATCACTCATCCCAAAGAGTTTATGAATAGGAGCTATAATCATACCTCTAGTATGTGTAAATACGGCATCCTCTGGAGTTTGTGGTCTCCAATCATCAATATGTGGTTTTTGTTCCATATAAGGATTACCTTGCTGACTAGCGGCCATCATAGTCTTAACAGTATCATGTTTAGCAACCTTATCACCATCTTTTGTGATATTATGGTTAATAATAGATACTACTGGAATCTTTTCCCCTTTAGCATACTTACTTCTATCAAGTACAAGTCGAGGCATATAATATGCTTGGTTATTATAAGTTAACTCATCCTCGATATCAACTTGATTATCTTTGTAGTAATCCATTCTTTACTCCTTCTCCTTACTATTGTTAAAGACTTATGTGAATTCTTGAGGTTTTCCACGCCTCATATTTATAGTATACAGACAAAACTACGATTAGTAGTGTCTACTAACTTTCTTTACATAATTCCCACTACGTTTAGAAACGCTTTTATTTACACGCTGAACAGTCTTAACTGTCTTAACTTTGTTAGTATAAGCTTTTCCTTTTCCCTGTAAACTATCAGTATCAGAGAAATCATCCTTTGAAACATAGTTACTACCATACTTAGTAGTAGACTGAAGTTTCTTGATATTCTGAACTTGAATAAGCTTTTCCTTACCACTCATAATTTGACTAGCAAGATTTTGTGGTTTATAAGGATAAGCATTCATCCACATAATTTTATTTTCTAAACCTTTTAATTTAAAAAGGAGATAAGCAAAATAAATAGATTTTACATATCCTACTATCTTATTTGGATTTGTAGTTGTAGGGTGTTGTTTGAATACGATAGGGTCAAACTTTTTAACTAATTCTTTTATAAGAAGATCATTATGTTTAAATGCATTAGCATAGGTAAACATAAAGTTTGGATCATTGGAGAATACTTTAATATCGTATCCACTAATTTTATTAAGTCTTTTTTGTACGTCATCATTAGTAGTAAACTCTATTACTACATCATAAAATATATTCTCATCTTTTTCTGACGGCATCATAATATAGAGAACGTATTTTTCGTTAGTGTTTTTATATAGAGTATAGTTTATCTTACCATTTACTCTAAGCATCATTTCATCAAATTTCTTCGTATAGAGTTGTCTGGCAGTCTCTGCCTCTCCAACCATCCGAGTACGGCCTCCAGATGGATTTTTGGCATAATCATCAAAAGTAATTTGCATTTTCTTCTACCTCTTTTTCTTTTACCCTTATACAATAATGACGTCTAAAATACCCAGTAAGGATCTATTCCTTACTGGTGGTATCTTAGATTATTCTAAATTCGAGGGCAAAAATGACATTAAATCATTTAATAATGTGTAGTTCATTGCGTAAAAAATTATTTTGAAAAATTGCTTTCAATTATATACTATAAATATGAGAAGTGAGTGTATAATATGACTCTAAGAAAGGTTGTGATAATTTTTTATAATAAACTAAAACATTCATTTCAAAATTGTGCAAGTTATTTCAAAAAGAGGTTTAAAATGGAAAAAAGAACAATGGAAAAAATCAACCTTAATTTTGGCGGGATTAATCTAAATGGTATTCTAATCCCAGAAACAACATCTGCAGAAGCTATTAAAAGTTTACTTGAGTTGCGCAGTCAAGTAAATTACTTTATTGATCTACTAGAATCAATGAGACCAGAAAAGGAAAAGGAGTATACCGATATCATTCCTATCCCTCCTGAAACAAAATCTTTATCTCAAAGAGTACAAGAGTTCCAAGAAGAAAAGGAAAAGAAAAGTAAAACTATTAAAGGGAGCTTTGAGATCAAGAATAAAAAAGAAGAAAAGAAAGTTGATGTAGTAGAAGAATTAGAAACTCGTTTAGAAACAACTGAGGTTGAAGAAGTAGAATGTAGTAGAAAGACTTCTAGAAGATGTTTCTCCGAAGGTCAAAGACAGATTAGCCCTTACAAGAAGAAATACTGGTATACGTTAAATGATACTCCTGATGAAAAACTCATCAATGTAAAAAACATTCTATCATTTAATGAAAAAGTAACTCCTGAAATTCTTGGTAAGGAAAATGTTTTAAGAACTAAAATATTTGAAGTTGAAGGAACTAAATATATCTTATTATCAGTATTCTGTTCTGTTATGAATACGGCATATTCAAACGTAAATACATATGCTAATGAAAATTATGAAGACGTAAAACTAGCAATAGCATTATTCGAAGATGAATCTGGTAGAGAGTCTAGTAGAAAATTTATTGCTTTAAATTCTGTTCTTCATTTAATTAAGCAATACAATATCAAAATCAGAATTGAAGATATGGTAGAAGAAACCCAATTAAAATTTAAACGTATCTTACCTGTGAATAATCCTATTCCTAAAAATAGTTTAAAAGCAAGATACTTTGAAGCTAAGCCTACATTAGCCTATATCATGAACAATTGTAAGTATCCATGGTATTTTGTAAATGGTTTTAATATCAATATCAAGAATGC